TTGGTCTTGTTTGGGATGACCTGGGAAATAGGAACGTGTTTCATCTCAAATAGTTGTAGTAGCAAAGGTACTCGTTAATCACACGTGTTGTGCCTTTTTTGTACACCTCCTGGGCAAATACCCCGTCTGCCTCATATAGCATTTGGAATCGGCTCTTGCCAATGGTTCCGATCTTTACCATGAAGGAGGCGGTATCAATGTTCCCTACCCGTGGGGATTCCGTTGCCCGTAGGCGTGGATCTCCATTGCGGAACACCTGCGCCCAATTCACAAAGTCCTCGTTGCAATCCTTCACGGCCTGATACCAATCGGGGTGGATGATATTGTCATCGTCTAGGAAATACACATAGTCGTTATGGCTTGCGCTTATTTGTAAGTAGTCAATCGCTGCGTTGCGCAATGGCGCACCCCACGCACCACCAAAGTTTGAACGGATTACATTTATTCCTTTTGGGATGTTGCTCTTTCTGGTGGAGTAGTCCAGCATCACAAGCCACTTGCACTCCGCTGGGATGCTCTCACGTAGGTATTCCAAGTTCTCGGGACGGGAGCAGGGGGTGATGATGTGAATCATTTTGTACGTACAAATTTCACGCACTCGTTGAATGCGTCATCGTTGATCTCCTCGCTCTGGAACTCCAAAATGAAGTTGCGCCCCTTCCTGCGGTACACCTCGTAGTGGTGAATCATGACCCCTGCCATGTCCACGTTTACTCGCAAGATGTAGTGGCGATTGATTACGGCATCAAGGGTGAACCCGTGATAGGTGGTGTTGGTGGATTTCATTTAGATATTCTTTGGTTAATTTGGTTCCGAAGTCGGCCTCATGGTGGCAGGGTCGGCACAATGCCATCAGGTTCTCAATTACATCTCGGCTCTTGCTCCCACCCATCCCCCTGGGGTTGATGTGGTGAATGTCAACAGCACGGGATCCACACACCTCACAAGGCACGAACTCCACGGGGCTGATGCCCATTGCTTGAAAGTATATTTTAGTGTGTTTTTTCAAAACGCTCTCCTAGATAGATGGCTCCCGTTATCTTTTCAATCTTCAATTCAGTTGCGTCTTTCAATTTGTAGCGGTCAATGAGTTGGTGAATCGCCTCTTGGTCTGCCCGCACACACGGCAACTGTTCCCATCGGCTGCTGAACCACACCTTTTTTGTCTGGGCTTTTTTGGCTTTCTTGTAACTGATCACCGCATCCACCATCCAGATTGCCTTGCTTGGTTCGCAGTTCATCAATCAAAGTTCAAATTGTTGTCGCTCATCAATTCACGCAGGCGGTCACGGCACGCATAGTACGCCTTGATCTCCTCCTCGTGCATTCCATCGTGCGAGTATTTGGTATTGCTGCGAAGCCATTGATCCAATTCCCAAAGCACGGAGTGCATTCGGTGGCCTTTTGTTGCCATGTCAAACTCAATCTGATCATCTGGCAAGTTGTATTCGAGTGTTGCTTTCATTTGTCGTTCATATTTTGCGAAATTTGATACACAAAGTGTTTTATTTATCAAAGTTGACCTACAATGGTGTAATTGTCCAGCTCGGGTTCCTCAACCCCCATAAAGAACTCCTTGTACAAGGCGATGGCTTCGTCCAGTTTCTCCTTGCCTGACTGCAAAAAGTCAGGGGAGATGGTGTAGATGCCGATGTCCAACGATCCCTTGTCAATCGCAATGAAGATGAACTTCTCAATCGGCACCCCAAAGAGGCGGGTGTAGATGTATGCCTGCATGTCGTACCCGTATTTCTTCGCACTGTACGGGAAGGCACGCAGGTCGCTAGTGGTTTTCAAGTCGGCAATGAATCCAGGTGCGTATATGTCGGCTTTTGCTCGGAAAGGCAAGCCCTCAATATACCCGATCTCTGGTACCTCAAAGCTGCACCCCTGAATGTACCCCATCACCGACTCGTTGCGAAGCAAAGCATCTGCAATACGCTGCGCCTCCTTCAATTCCTTTGCCGTGATTATTTTACCGCCTCTTGCTTTTGCCTCCTGCCAGGTCTTTGTGTTCTTGCTTTGCACATCAATCACCTCGTAGTCCGCCATGAGTTCGGGTTGCAGCACCATCACGTGCGCAAGTTTACCCACAGTAAACGCATCCGAATCCTCCTGGCCATATTTGGTAACGTAGTGGTAGGTCTTTGGGGATTGGAGCAGCAACTTGCATGCGCTAGACGATAGGGCGGAACGGCCTAGATTGCCGTAGTAAAAATCATCGTCAAGCATTTGTTCCAAGAGGGTCTCACGATCCCAGGTCGTGCCGTTAAGGAGTTTGATTACTTTCATTTGGTTTGTGTAAAATAGAGTTAATGTCGTTTACTAAAAAGAGCTTTCCACGTTCGTCCTGCTCTACCTTTAACCCTACCTCCTCCAATAGCTCTAGGTATCTGTACACGGAGCGCACGGTTATCTTCAGCGTCTTGGATAGGTAGTGATGGGATTTGTTTTCTCCAGATTGCAGCTCCTTAATAAGCTGGAACACCCGATAAAGTCGATGCTGATTGTGCATTTTTATTTTGCGTCTTTGGATGCTTCTCTGCGTTTGCGTTCCTTTTCTGCACGGCAGAATTTGCAATCCGCACGTTGGTAGTACACCACCTCGTTTTTGTTGACCCGCTTGCAATGCGTGAAATACTTTGCCTGCACAAACTCGTGGCACATCGTGCATTCACGATCCACAAGCTCCTTGAAAATGCGTTGCATCAGAAGTGCAGGTAGTTAAAGTCCTGCTCCATCGCACGTTGATACAACGGCTCCCAGTTGAATCCTGGCACCATATCGGGTTGGTACGGGTACTGATCAACGTCTCCAATGCCGTAAGCATCTACAACGTCCAACCGCCAACTCATCATGTCGTTCACGGACTTGAATCCTGCCCACGTGGCAAATACCTCGTGGTATGACCCAGCAATATCTTCGGGTGCGATGCCTTGGTTCTCCGCCTCGTACATCAAATCGGTGTATGTTACTTGCATAGCACCTGGGCAATGTAGGATGGAACGATGAAGATTGCCAGGAGGGCGGTGCTTACGATTAGGTACCACGCCAACCATACGGTGACGTCTTGGAACCAGTTGATCAGTTTGTCTTTCACTTGATTGGTTTTAAATGATACCCAAAACTAAAAAAGATATTTCACATGGCAAAATTTTATTTACATTTTTTTCTGCCATTGAGCATAACATACTGACAATCTTTGTTTTGGGTCTTGAAATTCTTTGTTCATAACCTCATCACTCATGCATCGCTGCACAAATTCCTGCTGATCTTCCGTGGGTTTAGGTTCTGGGATGGGCATAGTTTAGGATCTTAAATGTTTTAAGGGGTGCAATATCTATCAATTCAAGGCGGGAGATCACGTCCTGCCTACCTTCTCTGTTGTACAATTTGTGGTACGCCTGCTGCTTTGGTACAAATTCCTTCACCACCAACCGCTCACACAACGCAAGCAGCTCCGTTCTGGACACCATGGCAAGGCCTCCAATGGCTTCAATGTCGAAGGCAATGTATTCGGCATGACCAAATAGCCACCCGTCCTTTCCTCGGACGTTGATGAACTCCACCCAGATCTCATGCGGGTAATTGTTTCCCTTCACGTCAACCGAGGTCTGGCCATCTGGGCGCATCACCCAGTAGTCAATGTGGTAGTTGATGTCTTCGTGCTTCGTTGACTGGCGGCATTGGTAGCCGATGGCAGAGCAAGCGTCAACGAATCGTTGCGCACTCACCCTGCCCAGGTGATCACTATCCGACCACCTCTGAGTGCTCACCATAAGCTGAATGCAATGCGGTCAGTTCCTTGATCCACGACCCCCACAATTTAGGCGAGCAGGTGCAAGGCACGACCATTTTGTGACGGAACGTGCGTGCATGAATCTTTGCAATCTCCTCCCGCTCCTGGGCGGTCAGCTTATGCTTGCCGATCACCATCCCCAGAAACTCGTACTCGGCCTGCGTGAGGCACTCGGGTGACTTGAACGGAAACAATCTATTCAGCTTCTCCTTGCGTGCATCACAACCGCAGTCAATGCCCGTGGCTTCACTAAACCAATCCACCGCTGCCTTGATTCCCGTTGCCGTGGTGATTGATTCCACTACATCACCCACGCCTTTTGGCTTCCTTCCACGCTTCGTAGGTGCCTTCGGTTCTTTCTCTGATTTCATTTTTGGTCTTTTTTAACGTTTGTCGAATTGAATCCCTGCCAATTCCCGTCCCCCTGGACAGTGCCGAGATGGTAAAGTTCGTGCTGATCTCTAATACCTGGGCATCGTACCATCGAATCGCCTTCATCTCATCGCCAATGGCAGATACAAGCTCCTCCCAAGTGCGATCCTCCTCATGGTTGTATTCATCCGTAGGTGCAGCAAGCCACTTGTCCAGCTCGTACATGTCACCAAACGAGATCTTTTGCACCTTCTTTTTTGTGGCCGATATTTTCAAGCACAGATTCACGCAAGCCCGATACACGAAAAAGAAATTCACCTTCCCATCTTGTATAAAATGGGTCTTGCCTTCGCTTTCTAACACCAGTAACCGCAGGAAAACTTCTTGCACTACGTCCTCGGCAAGTTCGTAGTCCACATATCCCTTGATGAAGTTAACTAACTTCCTGCGGTTCTGGCGGTAGAATAGTTCGATCATGTGAACACGGCTTTCATTTGCTCTACTTTGTGCCGTAAAGATATGATTTCCTCCTGAAGGAGAGATATTTGCGTATTTTTTTGCGCAATTCTCTGCCGTAATTCGTTTCTTTCACCGACTACGGCATCAAAATCTGGCAGTGTATTGTCAACCTCTTGATACTTCATGCACTCCCAAGCGATCTGATAGGCACGATGGTATGCCTCTGACTTGCGGAAGTCCAAACCCATGTAGTGCAATATGGTGGCGTGCGTGCGTTTCATCATATCACCCAGTTCCACGAGGGTGTAGTGCTGACGTACGGCATGGACGTATGCGCATCGGTTGATCACGTTTGATTGCTTGCGGGTTTGATCATCATCGTGGCCAACTAGTATGCAAAATTCACGGTATGTCATATCTCAATTCTATTCAGAAGTTCTTGGTATTTTTTCTTCTCCTCTTGCATCTGATGGTGCAGGGCATTGATCTCGTTGGTCATCTGGAAAAAGCGCAGCTCTATTTCATTGTGATAGTCCGCATGCTGCTTGATCAAATTCGCTGCGTTTTCTATTGCCTGGAAGTGCGGAAGCACCTCACGATTTCCTGCATCGTACAACTCCAAAAGAAAATGCGCTGCACGCTGCACATCAGTCACCTTGGACTGCATGTAAAAATCAAACGGGAACGTAGCCATGATTCAGTAAGTTAGTTCCGTTGTGCAAAAATCCCACGTTTCCCTTCATTGATTCCAAAACGATGGGTTCGGAGTACGGGGTGATTCGTCCCCCCGTTTCTGTTTCCTTCACCTTGCGCACATGCACGTGAGTGAATCTCCAGTCCACACTATGCCCAGCGTACCGATGGCATACGACTACACAGTCGGCACGGTTGCCCCACTTGCCCCCTCCTTCAATATCCGCAATTCCAACGGGCATAGGAAGGCCAGCGTATTCATGTTTGTCGTGATGCACCTTACGCATCGCCTCCGTCACGGGGTGAGTGCTTACGATGGTGGTGATTTGATTGGAGTGGCTAAACACACGGAAGGCACTTGCCACCTCGTAGTGATATTCGTGCATTGAGACCTTGCCCAATCGGGTCTGATCCGTGCGGAGCGAGTTGTATGGGTCAATGAATGCTCCCGTGTAATCCCAATCCGCTAATGCCTCTCCGTAAATGTCTAGCAGCTCGAATGCTGAAAGGATCTTGTTCGGGTTTATGAATTTGAAAAAGTCATCCAGGAAAGCCAGGTCGGAGTACATGCGCTGCGGGTCGATCATGTTAATCGGCTTCCCATTTAAGAACTCCACCAACTTGCGCTGGATGGAATGCACCTCGTTCTCGGCAGTGTAGCACAACCACTTCTTTCCGTAGGTGATAGACTGCATGAGCATCAGGTAGAACATCGTGTGCGTCTTGCCCACGTTAGCATGCCCCGTGGTGACGATGAACTCCCCTGGCTTGAATCGCAGGTAGTCATCAATGGCATCGTTGCCGATGCGACCCATGTCAAAGTATTTACCCATTTGCGCTCTTTCGAGATACGGAAGGGTGTCCGTGAGGGAGATGATGTCTGAATGCATTGATTGGTTTTTGTTTTGCAAACATATTAAAAAAAAAGAAGGTGGGGTGTTACCCCCACCCTCCTACCGAAGTGCCACCAAAACCAATCAGAAAGGCACCTCGGTTACACGCTCTGCCATGTGCTGCGCATGGCTGACTTCTTTCTTCTCATTTGCCATCCAGTCGTTGAAGATCTGGGCGGTAGCAAGCACCTTGTCTTGGCCGATTGGCTGACCTTGACCAATGAATGCGTTGCAGTATTCCACTGCTGCTTTCAAAGCTACCTGACGGATGATTGATGCGCTGCGGGCTGAATCATCAGCAGGCTTGCGGTATGCGCTTGCGCCTCCTCCATTGTATGCAGGGCGATCAATTTTAATGGTTCCTTTCTCGTTGATCGTAAATGCTAGCTCATCGCCTGGCTGATGTGGTTCGCTGGAGTTCTTGGAAAAGATCGTACCGTGACGTCCGTCATCGAAGGTCATTTGGTATTTGTAGAATGTTGCACCATCGCCTGATGTCCAGGTGCCTGCGGGGGAGATTGATGTTACTTTTGCCATGACTGGTTTTTTAAGTTATTAAACAAATATACAAAATAAAAAATTAATAACGGAGAGAAACTGGGGTGCGGCTGCGGTAATTGTAAATATCCTCAATCAAGGAAATATACTGATCCACATTGCTGCAATCCACCAACTTGGTCTGTTGGTATGTCAGCTTGTTGATGAATAGGGCTGGATCAAAATTCGGGTTGCGCATCAAACGAATCAAAGCATAGATGAAGTGCGTGCGCTTGTACCCGTTGTAAAGTGGTTTTATCCGATTCAATACGACCATAAAGAACTCGGCATCCTGCACCTGCTTCTTGGTGATTTCCATCTCCCCATTGCGGAACTTGGACATCTCGGATTGGTTGCCAGAACGAACCGCACTGTGCAAGATGCTGAATGCAGGCATGAAGTTCAAGCGGTATTGGTTTTTGAAATCACGGAATCGGATGTAGTTCTCATTGCCGAGGTCGGCATAGCCGTCTAGGTATTCGGAATTGTTCCAGATCTTGCTCACGGAGTTGAGGGTATGCACCTGCTTCAATCCGTAGCCCTGCATGATGATGTACGGAATCTCCTTCCCCATCTCCTTGCGCAGAAGGAATCTGTGCTGGCCATCAATGATCTCGTAGTTCTCGTTGACGATGATTGGGGACATCAGCATCTCCTCCTCCATTGACTTGCGAAGGGAGTTGAGGTTTGCCTTGTTCACCTGGCGGTTGCCTCCGATGAAGGAGAACTTGCCGTACTGGGTTGTGAATTGGATTTTCATGTGATTGGTTTTAATTGGTTTTTTTTAACTGCGCAGCTCTTGGAGCAATGCGTTTTTGATGACTTCATTCTCGGCTTCCAGGAACTCGATCTTGGATGCCATTGCCTCTACCCGATGCTGAAGGAATTCAATCAGCTCTTTTGCTGCCTCTGGGGACAGATTCATACGGCTAGTGTATTCCATCAGTTGTTGGATGTT